GCACCGAACTCCTCCACGAGCCGGATGATCTCGCTGGAGAGCTCGTCATTGGTCAGCACACCGCCGAGCGAGTTGATGCCGCCAGCCTGGGCACGGCTCTCGACGCCGTGATCCATGCACCACCGCCGAGCCTCGTCATCGTTGAACAGGCCAGCACGAATCGCCATGCCAGCACGGTAGGCACGCTCCTCGGAGCGGAAGCCACGCAGGGGACGCGACGCCTTCGGCACCGCAAACACAGTTCGCTTCTCCACGGGAGTCTCCTCGGTGGTGGCTTCGATCTTCTTGGCGGGAGCGGCACGCTCCAGAACGCTGCGGAGCTCAAGCTCCTTGGCCTGCACGCGGGTCAGGAACTCGATCCGCTCCTTGAGCTTGTCGGCCCGAACTTCGAGCGACCGGAGCGAAGCCTCCTGCTCTTCGGTCATCGGCTCGGCGGGAGCCTCACCCTCGGGGGCGTCCTCGGTCATCGCCTCCATCTCGGCGACAACGGCGGCCAGTTCTTCGAGCAGTGCCTTGATCTTGTCCACGAGGATCGCTCCTGTATTCGGGTTCACGGCAACGCGATCGCGTTCGCCTATCCCGAAACTAGGAGCCACGCCCCGAAACCATGCAGTTAGCGTGCGTCGGCAGTAAAAGACTTCCGACGCACCTCGGCGGCGTGAATGATCTGCTTGTCGGTGCAGCCGCACCGCTGGCACCGCAGATACCGAGTCTGATACTCGCCGCTGCGAACGCTCGACGCGACGGCGTACTTGCCCTCGCGACAACGCGAGCACGAATCACCACTAGCGGCCATGCTGCCTCAGAACGTCGCGAAAGAACGCGGCCCGATCCGCGAGATACTTGCGGGCTTCCTCGTGCTGCCGCCGCTCCTGGCGGAAGTGACTGAACGAACGCTGCGCCACCGTCACGTCAGCATCGGGGTAGGCCGGGAAACAGACCGGCCCCAAATCGATCAGAGAATCGACCCGCTGAATGGTTCTAACGCTGCGACCGTCCTCGACCGCCCACGAGTCGCCGCCGCTCGGCACGGTGAAACTGAACGAGGAACCCTTCACGATGCCCGCCCTGATGTTGCTGGCGATGTCCCGCCCATAGGACGTGTCGGGCACCGGGAACTCATACCGCAGCCCGACCTCATCGACCGTCATCCGCAGCGTGCCGGGATAACGGGCGAGCGGGTAGTTCGGGTCGTGATTCCAGAGGGCTCGCGTCTCCAGCGGTTTCTTGCGACCGCGACGCTCGGAGACGATGCCGAAGGCACCGGGGTCAAGCCTCTCGACAAAATCCCCTAAGTCCAAACTGAGAACTCCAAACTTGGCGGCATAGCCGATAACCCATTCCCGCTCGCTGCCGTCATCCTCGCTGCGGCTCTCGACCGCGAGCAGCGGCACCGCCGACTCGATCTCGTCAATCGCCAGAGAACGCCGTTCGATGTTGCCCATGATGCTCCTGCCTTCCTCGTCGGCGGCGTTCATCTGCCGCACCAGTTTGCTTGACCAATCTTGACCGGGGTTTCCACCCCAAAGCTAAAGTGCCCAGGCGATGCGTCCGGCTGATGGAAAGCCGTCCTCGCCTGGGCTATAGCCCTTTCCTTGCTTGTCGATCTCGTGCCGGTCGAAATACGCCTTCATCCGCCGAGCGGTCTCGGGGCTGATCTTCACGCCGTTCGAGAGGTCGCGTGCTCGGGCAACGCCGACTGCCGTGCCGCCTCGGCCGTGCTCGTCTCGCCACGCGAGCCCCTTCGCTGCTTCCTCACGCACGCCAGCCGGGGGCGTGAAGTCGATGTGGTCGTACCTAGCCACGCTTCCGCCCCTTCCGCTTCGGCTTGCCGTAGGAGCTCTCCTCAACCGGCGGCGGCTCGGGGAGCGGGTCGATCTTCGTGAGCGTGCTCACCTTGTGACCGACTTGCGTCTCGGTCGCCCGCCACCCGCCGCTCACCTCTTCGTAAAGCGTGATGAGGGCGGCGGGATCTTCCTCGGTTGCGTCGATCGTGAAATCGGTGCCGGGGATGTCCAGCGTGCCGTAGTCCATCACATGGTCGATCCGCCCGCGAGCACGACCGCCCGACGAATCCCACGAAACGAAGTCACCCTCCGCGACCGCACCCGGTGCGGCACGCTGCTCGCTACGAATGAACTGAGGCGAATCGTCCACCCACACGTCAACGGCGATCCCGGCCGCCTGGGCCGCATCGTCCTTGAGCGTGTCACTACCCACGAGCAGCACGTCGGAGAAAGCCTCGGCGTAGTCGCCGAGAGATGAGATCACCTCCTCTCGATCCGCCTCGGGCCTGCGAGAAATCATCACGACACGATTCCCGTCCGCGACCGCCTTGCGGGCGAACTCGCCCCAGAGCCGAGGATCGGCAGAGAACGTCCGGTCGAAATCGACGCTGATCGTCATCGCACGGCTCGCGGGGAGCGAGGCCGCGAGGGGCTCGGGGGTGAGGGGCTGCGCGACCGGCTCGGGGGAGGCAGGCTCGGGCTGCTTCACCACCACGCCCGCGAGGATCGCGTCAATCATCGCCTCGGGCGTCTGCGGGAACGAGACCATCAGCAACGCCTTCGCACCTTCCAAGGTCAGCGAGCCGCTGCGGTACTGGTCGAGCACCTCGATTACCGTGGGGGCGTCTGCCGGCGTCGCCGCCGGCTCTTCGACCGTCACGATCTCCTCGACCACCGCCGGCTCCTCGACCACCTGGGCCGCCTTATCGAGCGTGGTCATGTTGAGTTGCACGAACCTGACATCGCCGCTTTCGACCGGGTTCAGATTCTCCAGTGAGCGGATCTCGTTCACGCTCAACACGCCAAGGTTCCACATCGTGTTGTAGTAGCTCGACCGACCCGCAGCGTCAGCCCGCAGCACGCCACGAGTGTCGAACTCCGCGAAGTATTCGTCATCGCCTTCCAAGAGATCGCGGGCGATCGAAGACTCGATGCGACGCAGATACGGCATCAGCCCGTTCGTCAGGAAGTCGAGCGATTGCTGTTCGATATTCGAGAACGACGAACGCGTGAGGTCGCCCACGAGATGCGGCGGCACGCCGAAGAGGCGGCACACTTCTTCGACTTGGAAGCGGCGAGCCTCAAGAAACTGGCTCTCTTGGTTGTTCCCGCCGAGTTCCGAAACTTTGAGCCCCCCCTGCAGCACCGCCGTTCGGTTGCTGCGATCCGCCCCGCGATGGGCTCGCTCCCACTGGTTCCGCGTGTTCTCGGCTGCCTCCGGCGAAAGCATCTGATCGGTGGACAAGATCACCCCAGGCCGGGCACCATTCCCGAAGAACGTCGCCCCGTGGATCTCGCACGCCCGAGCCAGCCCGATCGCGTCGCGGGCGAGCTCGATCGTGCTCATCCCGTTCACGCCGTCATCCGACATCCCACGCACCGACATCACCGCGTCTTGCGTGTAGACCGTCGATGATCCCGACGCTTCGCGGTACGTGTACCGCAGCCGGTTGTTTTCGAGTTGCTCGGTCTTCACCCGGCTCGGGTGCAGCGGCACGATCTCGCTGATCGTCCCCCCGCTGTAGACCTTCTCATCGAGAGCGAACCCATGCGAGAGCAAGTGCAGCATCATCTGCTCTCGCCACTCGAAGCTCGTCTGCCATGAGTTCGGCTGCGTGTGCAGGATGCGATAGAGCGGATGCTCGCGGGCGATCTCTTTCCCGCCACCCGGCAGCCGGCGGTAGAGATGCAGCGGGAGCCCCGCGACGCTGGTCGAGAGTACGCGGATGCACGCGAGCACGACCGTCGATCGCAACGCGGTCTCGGCGTCCACCTTCACGCCCGACGGGTTGCGGTTGCCGCCAGCCCAGCCGCCCGACTCATAATCCCAGTTGCGAGAGTCTTCGCCGGGGAGCCACAGGATGCGAGCGTTTGGGGAGATCATATGAGCAGGATGGAGGGTTCTGTGGCTGGCCCTTGGGCCGCTGTCGATGAATGGATGCCCAAGGCCATGACCAGGGCGACGATCCCGTCGATTCGCTCGTTCGACTTCGCCTTGCTCGGCTTGATGTTTCCGTTGTGGTCGTGCTGTATCGCCACGTTGCCCGCCTGCCACGCCAAGACCGGATGACCGCCGTGCAGCAACTTGCCCGACACGGTGAGCGATTCCAGCACTTTCGCGGGGCCGCTCATCGAGCTATAGCCCTGTCCGTAACCTACAACGCTTATGCCGTCTCCTTGCAGTTGATTGGCTAACTGCGTGGCGTTCCATCGGTCGATTCCGATCTGGCGAATGTTGTATTTCTTCGCCAGTTGGTTGATGTCGGCCCGCACTTGATCGAAGTCAGTGACGTTCCCCGGCGTCAGGTGCAGATTCCCCTGCCTCGCCCAAACGTCATAGGAAACACGATCCCGTCGCACCCGCTCCCGCATGTTCTCCTCGGGAATCCAGAAGTGCGGCTCGACCCAGTACCGCCCCTCATCCAGCGGAAACAGCAACACGAAAGCCGTCGTGTCGAACGTGGTCGCCAAATCGAGCCCCGCCCAGCACTCCCGCTTGTCGAGCGAGACCGGGCACGGGGCATTGCCCTGCGCCCAGTGATCCATTCGCAACCAGCGAATGTCCTGCTCTGTCCACTGGTTCAGATAGAGTTGCCGAAAAGTGTTTTCGTATGCGGGCATCTCGACCGCCCGCGAGCACTCGCTCCGCAGGAAGTCCGAGTTCACCGAGACGCCGAGGTTCGGGTTCGCGACGGCCCAGGTCTTTTCGTCCTTCCAATCGGCCTCCGGGGCGGCACAGAAGATCGCCGGCAGGAACCGATCGTCGGCGATGCCGCCCGACGCGACCGCCTCCGCGTACCTCCAGATTTCCCAACAAATGCTTTTCCGGTCATACCCCGCCGTCGTGATGTAGATCATGAGCGGCTGCGACCGAGCACCCATCGAAGTCGCCATCACATCCACGAGTTCGCGGTTCGGCTGGGCGTGCAACTCGTCAAAGATCACGCCATGCGGGTTCAGCCCGTGCTGGATGCCAGCCTCGGCCGATAGTGCCTTGTAGGTCGCGTGCGTCTTTTCGCACACGATCGCGGAGCGGTAGACCTTCAGATGCTTCGACAGCACGGGCGACTGCTCGACCGCGATCCTTGCGGTATCGAACACGAGCCGGGCTTGATCCCGCGACGCGGCACACGAATAGACTTCGCCGCCCGGCTCGGGTTCCATCAAGAGCTTGAGAGCCAGCCCGGCACAGAGCGTGCTCTTTCCGTTTTTGCGAGGCACCGCGAGCAGCGACGTTCGCACTTGCCGGCGACCGTCACGCTCGGCGAACAACGCCCGCACGTAGTCGCGTTGCCACGGTTCGAGCAGGAACGGCTGCCCGCCCTTCTCGCCCTTGGCGTGGGTGAAGAACTTCTCGAAGAACTTCACCGCCCGGCACGATGAGCAGTTGCAGTCATCCGAACAGGATGGCGGCGTCTTCGTCGTTTTCCGGCGTTTGCTCAATGGCCGAGACCCTGGCGAGTGCGGAGGCAGTGAGCCCGAACTCTGCTGCAAACTTGAGCATCTGGTTCCGAGCATCCCGCTTGCGGAGCCATGCCGGGTGATTACTCACCCTACCCTTGTCGTCCATGATGGTCGTGCCGTTCGCCTGGAGCTCGCGGTCAGCCGTCACCATGTCGGCGAACGCGTCGCAGTACGCCGCGAGCGTCTGCTGATGTCGCGGGCTCATGACCTTCGACGCTTCAAGCATCGGGGCCACGCGATCCCACTCGGCACGGGCGGTCGGGCACATCCAATCCGGGGCCGGCGGCGAGCCCGGCGGGGCGTCGATGCCCGAGACGTGCGGCCCGCGAATGCGGGAGCCCCGAAGCTTCAGGATCGGCTTTGGCGTCGGCTTTCGGCCCCGGCCCATTTTCAAACTTCCTATTTCAACCACGCGTACAGAGGCAGGAACTTATGGTTTTCCTCAGACGTACCGGCGAGGCAAACCCCCCCTGGCGTGGGGTTCGGCGGCGGCGATCGGGAATCTCATTTGTCCGCCGCCCTTGTTGCTCTTGAGTGAGTTGCATCGGAAGCAGGCTGTCTGAAGGTTTGCTTCGACATGCTCGCCGCCGCGAGACATCGCAACTATGTGGTCGATGCTTGGAGACCTCGGGTGAATCTTGCCTGTCTTCGTGTGCATCCTCGCTTTGGGCAAGCACTTCTTCCAGCATATCTGACACGTGTAGTTATCACGCTCATACACCAACTTGACCGGAACAGGTTCGTACCTCACGCCATGATGACGAGCTCTCTGCCGATGGTTGCGACCGTACTTCCTTTTTCGTCGCCTGACCTCTTCCTGTCTTGCTCGTTTCTTGCAAGCCTTGCACACACGAGAGCCAGCTCCATACGCCCCGATAGAAACAAACTGCTCTCCGCAATGCTTGCAAGATCGCTGGCTTGTTTCATGTGAAGCACATTCGTTGCTACAGAATCGCGACGCAGGCCTTTCATGATGCTTGCCGCACGTTGGGCAGCCGGGGCGATACGCGATGCGGCGGAATGCTTCCAGCCTTTGCATGAATCCACTGAAGCCGTTCAGTATTTTGCTGAGTGCTCTACTTGATGGCGAGGAGTGATTCGCGACGGCCCGTCTCAATGCCGATCCATTCTGGTTCGTTCGATCCCACGGTTGGCTCCCGTCTTCTCTCGCGGCGAAAAAGCACTCACGAGAGCAATACTTGCGCTGCCCAGCCTTGAGCATTCTTTCGCACCGCACGCACTTCCTGCCCTTGCGATTCCTCTGCGACTTCGCCTGCCATTCGCCTGACTTGATCTTGTCCTTGCGGGCCTGGAGGTATTCCCGCCTCGCAACCCCGGAGCAAGCCGAGCAATGCCGAGCGTGCCTGATCGCATTGCCGCCGCTAGCCGTGAACTCGCAGTCGCACCGCTCGCACCGCCTGCACTCTTCCGCCGGCAGCCGCCCCTGCTTCCTTGCTTTGCACCGTTGCTGCTTGCAGCACTCGGGGCAGGAAACCATGTCCTTGCCCTTGAGCGTCACCCAATCCGACCCGCACTTCATGCACGCCATTCGCCACCTCCTTGTGGAGATGGAAGTGTACGGATTTTCACGTTGCTTGCGAGCGACTTTCTTTGTTCGTCTTCCGGCTGTGACATCGCACGCACAAGCACTGCCCACCGGCAACGTCATACCGCGATCGACCATCGAGGCAGACCTCGGTGCCATGCACGACCGGGCTCACATGATCGGCGTGAGCCTCGCGGCGATCAGCACACAGCCGCCCACAGTCTTGGCACTGCCACGCGTCACGCGTCAGCACCGCGAGCCGCCACGCCTTGTGCCGCGAGTCGCAGTACCCACGGGCTGCCGCGTTTGGCCTCGTGTGCTCTGCCGCCTGGATGGAAGCGGAGCGGAGACGCAGCGGCCTGTGAGTGGGTATGCGAGTGGGCACCGTTAGCTCTTGAGCACGACCACCGCCGGCACAGCGGTCGCGTGGGTGTTGCCGCTCACGATCCGCACATAGGGCAGAGCGTAGGCAGCATCGGGGAGCGAGTAGATCCGGCCATCGGCGGTGCTCGGTGCGAGGGTCACATCGGCAGCCGAGCCATCCGCACCATAGACGCGACGATAGGAGCCAGCCTCGTCGGTAGCCCCGAACATCTGGAGCGTCGATGCCGAGGTCGACATGGTGCCAACCGAGATGATCCCGCCAGCCATGTCATCGAGTCGCAAGACCGTGGCCGCTGCGGTCGCGGTGCCGAGGGTCAGGGAGATCGTGCGGACGCGACGCTTGATGCGAACTTCGGACATGGTGTTACCTCGTGGTGGCGCGGGTCAGGCCCGACTCGTGGCCGTTGCTTCTAGCCTACGGGCTGGGCCTGCTTGGCTTGCAGTTCTGCCGTGAGTCGCTCGATCTCGTCAGCCGCCTGGGCGAGTGCCTCGCGTTGCTGACGCTGGAACCGCTCGGCAGCGGTGATCCGGTCGATCAGATCGGTGCCCATGTGGTAGCCACTGAGCAGACGCAGGTGGTTGGTCAGTTCGATGCCTGTCATGGGACACGCTTTGTGGCGGCGTCGTATCCGGCCGCATCTATCTCCTCAACCACACCGCTGGCAAGCAGGTCAGGCAGGACAGCCGCAGCCGCTGGAAACTCTGCAAACTCGTCATGCACTGCCAAGACGATCCGACCTTGGCCGTCGCGTGGTGCCGTGGCCGCCGGCTCGATGCACGTCACTGTAAGGCCGCTCGGTGTCGGATGGCCCCACGCGGCATCAAGCGAGGAACGCACTTGCTCATACGCCGCATCACTGGCAAGGCAGCGAAAGAAACGCATTACAGCCCCCACTTGGCTTTGAGGTACTTGTAGGTTGAGGTCAGTTGCGTTGCACTTAGGGCCGACGACGAAAAGATCGCCTCGTAAATCCAGCCCTTGTAAACCGTCCCCAGATCATTCAGCCCGAGTCGATGGTTCGTGCCTGCGATGAAGTCTGCCGCAACGTCATGGGCCAGCGTGTCGTTGATATAGACGCGGTAGGCCGAGGAACTAGAAACGATGGCTACGACGGCATTGCTGTTGGTTGGCATCAACGGAGAGGCGACGTTGTTAAAGCGGGTGTTTTTAAACGTGCCAATGTAGGTTCGCCCAGTTGGGTACGCCCAAAACGCAGAGTTGTTGTTCGTCGTGTAGATCGAGTAGGTGTCTTGGTTGTTTGGCTTATAGGCAAAGATCGCCGTGGCGGCGGAAGGGAAAGATGCCGACAAGTCACCGAGGCTCATGGTGTCATTGGTGCCGTCGAAGTACACGGCATTTTTCCCGTTTTGCTGGGCCGTCTGATAAGCGGGCTGGGCGTTCGCCGTGACCTGTGCGGCCTTGATCGAACTTCCGCCAGCGTCTCGCCACTGAGCCACGCCCGTCTCGACCGTGATCGTTGAAGACTGCGACGCGTCTAGCCAGTAGACAAACCCCGGAAGTGACTTCGGGTTGAAGCCGCTCGCCTTGGGCCGAAGGAGTTTCGGGTTCATTGCCATTTCGCGGCCTCCAGTTTTTCTTTGATCTCGGCCACCTCGGCCGCCAGCCTCTCCACCATCCGCTTGAGTTCGACCACGCCTGCCGCGAACTCAGCGGCGAGGTTGGCCGATGCGGCGATCTGCTCCAGGGTGGGCGGCATTGAACTAGGCAACCCGTTATTCGGCGGGCTCCAGCCGTTCGACGGTCATCGTCTTCTCGCCCATCTTGGGCTGCAACGCGTAGAGCAGCCGCGTCTGCTCCTGCATCGCCTCGGCGATCTCGACTTGGGTTGTCGCGAGCTTGTCAAGAAACGCGGTGTGAGCCTTCACGAGCGGGAGCAGCACGTCCTGCCTCCCGACATAGAGGCAAGCCAACGCGACCACGGTCGCGAACCCGTAGTCTTTCAGCACCGAGAGGAGCGTATCCTTCGCCGCGTCAGTCATCGCGTGAGCTCCTGCTGCCAGACCAACATCCGCACTTTGTTCATCCGGCTTTCCATCCACCACCGGAGGATGAGTTGCACCACGATCGAGGCGACCGCCTGGAGCACGAGTGCCCAGAAGAATCCGTACTCCTGGGGCTCCTTGTCGCTCACGACTTGGTAGCCCCGCTTGACGCTCTTCAGCACTTGCTCGGTGACGATGGCTTGCTGCTCGGGATCGACGGCGTGCGTGTACGCCTCAATCTCCCAGTGCTGCACCGCGAGCTCGGTGAGGTCATCAATCACCTGACGGCCCACGAGGTGCCGTCGGATGCCGACGTTCCGCCAGACCCAGAGCTTCAGATCCGCAACCGTCACGAGTTGCACTCCTTGCACGGCACGAACGCGGCAGGATGGAGCACCGACTTCTCCGCACCCTTCACACCGTCGCCGCCGCATTCGGGGCAAGGCATGACGATTCTTTGATCGCCGATCTTTCCGGTGCCGTTGCAGTTTTCACAACGTCCCGCGTCGGGCGTGGGGGCGGGCGGTGCGGCTCGGCTGGCGATCACCATGCGGGCGGTCTCGACCGCGAGATCCGCCGAGATGCCTGGGTCGGTCGGCAGCGAAGCAACGCAGCCGATCGACGCGATCACGAACACGATGAGCCAGCGAATGTTCACAGAATCCCCTCTAGCCAATCGTTCGGGAGTGCGGTCGGCTTGAAGCCACTGAAGCCCGCGAGAGCGTAGGAATCGAGACCCTTACACATTGAGTCGATCACTTCGGCATCGACCCAACCCGCCGACCGTTGGAATGCCTCGGGCAACCGTTCATCCACTGCACCGGAGTAACAGTTTCCCCACGAGTTGGGCACAAGGATCGCGGGCCGATCCCATCTCAGGGAGCAGCCCGTCATGCAGTGCGCCCACTGCCCGGCAGGCGTGAGCCATCCGCCGCCGAGTGATCCGCGATCCGCGAACCTCATCGAGAACCCACGCATCGAGCAGAGAGCGACCGGGTAGCCATTACTGATCGCTTTTGCACAGTCATCGAATGACCGCACGAGCGTCACCTCGGAGCATCGCCTTTGCTTCGCGTAGGGCTCCAACTCATCCGGCATCCCATCGCGGCCCCACTGCTTCTCTTGCGTGCCGGTGAACTGGCGATCGAACCGGACGCTGCCGTATTGCTGGCCGTAGTGCAGCACGCCCCAATCCCGCACCGCCTTCGCGGCGTGGAATCCGGTCGAGCCGTCCCCGCCCGGTGCCGATGTGCGACCGCGAGCTTCGACCCGGCTCACGCCGTAGACGCTCGCCTCGATCGTGCGACCGCCCCAGGTCTCGGCTTCTTTGCGGAGCACGATGTCTGCCGCAGCCAGCACATCGCAACTCATCGCGAACCCCCAGCCGACGCAGCTACCTATTGGCTGCGAGCCCCGCTTCCACGAGGGCGAGCACTGGAGGAGAGCCCGCTCCAGGTGAACGTCTTGCTTCGCCGCCTGGAGGTCAGGCCCAGCCTCGGCAAGCGTCGGGTGCGGCAGCGAAGCGACGAACGCCTCGGCCCCAGCGGGGTCGGGCGTGTAGCCCATCAACGGGATAAACGCCTCGCCCGCCATCGCTCACCCCCCGTTGACGCCAGCCCATGCCACGGCTTTCGCAAACGCGGCGTAACGGTCGCGGATGTCGCGAGTGACCGGAACCTCGTCGGTGCCCACTGCCGCCCCGTAGGCGGCTTCCAGAGCCTTCCGCAGCGGCTCGTTTTCGCCCGGCTCGTGCTGCCCGATCCGCCGCCATGCGATGTCGAGGGCCAGCCCCGTGAACGCCTGGAGGCTACGGGTATCGGTGAACGCCGCCTCGCGGGCGGTCGCATCGCCAGCCACCACGACCGCAGCCTTGCTCCACGTTGAAGCCCAGAGCATCCGATCCCCAGCGGGCAGCGACCGCAGGGCGGCAGCGACGGGGGCGACGAACGTCTTCATCTCGGCACTCGGCTCCTCGACCGTCACGGCAGGCACGGCGGGCACCTCGAACGTCGGCAGCGGGATCTTTCCCCACGCTGCCGCCACGATCAGCCCGGCGGCGGCGATCCGCCCGAGGGTGTGGGCGTGGGCCTGGGCGGCGGCGACTGCCGCTTGGAGAGCATCAGCCACCACACGCCAATACGGCGCGGCCAAGATCGCCACGGCTGCCCCGACTGCGAGGGTGCGTAGGAGTGTTTCACGATCCATCACTTCACGCCCGCGAGCCCGAGGCAGAATCGAATCAGGTCTTCGCCTTCCTTCGTGGTGGCGACGGCGGCGAGCTTCCGCACGAGTTGATCGTCCACCTCGCTGTCGGTCTTGCTCGCAAGCCACTCAGCCGCCTCGCCCACGATCAAGCCCTTCTGGTACGGGTCGATCGTCTGCACGAACTTCTGCCCATACGCGAGCAGCGGGCTCCACGTTTGCAGCAGGCGGATCGCCTGCCAGATGTTGAGCGTGTTGCCGTACTCGGCCGCCTCGGCGGCGGTCATCTCATACGCGGGCATGGCTGGCACTCCGGGGCTATCCCTCCGGTTTACCATCCGCCTCGCCGTTCCCCGCAGTTGGGAAGTTGATTGTGTCGTTGAGGAAGTCGTACAGAACGTCCCACGCCATCTCGGCTTCTTCGCGAGACTCGCGAAGCTCTAACCGGAACGGTTGCTTGAAACTTTCCTCCCGCGTCTTGATGAGTTTCCCGTCGCCCGTGGTCATGTAGAGATACGCGTACTGCCGCCCGTATTCGAGCACGATCCGCCGCTCTACGTAGTCGGGCAGGCTCTTCACCACTCGCCCTCGCTGGCCTCGTCCACCAGATCGCGGGCTTCGTCGGGCGTGTCGATGCGAGCCAGCCGGAACGGCCCAGGCTTCACCGCCTGACGCTCGGCCCAATCGGCCACCGTCCATGTCGCCTGCACCACCGTCACCCGCTCGGCGACCATTGGGGCGAGGTCGAGACTCGACTCGCTGGCGGCGAGCTCGTCAGCGTCGGGATCGAGGAGCCGCTCGTCACGGCTCGGCTTGTAGCGTCGCTTGCGATCGTTGCGGGGATCAAACTCCCATACAACTCGCAGCCGAATCAACTGGTGAACGCTGACAGTCCAATAGGAAGCGATGGACTGAAGCGGCTGATAGGAGTCCCACTGCGCCTTGAGCGTGGCTCTGTCAATGATCGCCGTGTTGCCCGCCATGCTTGTGCCGCCTCTTCGGTTTCGCCGATGCCGCATCGGCGATCCTAGCGGCGTAGGCAAACCCGAAGCATTGCTGCCCGGCTACCTTGTCGCTCTTGCGGAGATTGTCCTTTGCCCAAAGCGGCTGAAGGTTTGTGTAATGAAACGCAGCGGCTTGCTGGGTGGGATCAGACAGATCGAACTTTGCCAGCGGGATGATGTGGTCAATATGCCACTGATCGCGGTTTCCCCAAGACATGCCTGCCGTGAACTTCGACTCAATCCAATCCTTCAACTCGTCTCCGGTGCAGCCTAGAAGAACAATCGTTCTTGATTGCTTTCTGGTCAAAGACTTCTTGATGACTTCACATATGCGACCACGAACCCTGCACACCAAATCAAACACAGGGTCGGCCTTGCGTCGCTCGGCATCCCGACGATTCGATGCTTTCCTGACGCGATCTCGGTTAGCTTCTACCCACAGCCTCTTTTGCTTCCCAACCTTGCTGGCGTTTGCTTTTCTCCACGCCCGCTTTCTTTCGCGAATCGTATTCTTGTTTTGCTGGTGAAAGGTTTTGTTTTGCTCGCGCAGGCGATCTTTGTTTGATTCAGCCCAAGCCTTTGTGGTTGCCTTGACTCGCTCTCTGTTTTTTCTGTTCCACTCACGACTCGCAAGTCGCATCCTTTCCCTGTTTTGCTCTCTGTATTTTCGTTGACGACAGAGGATTTTTTCGCGATTGGCTGCATGATAAGCCCTGCAAGCAGCAGCGATCCTAGCTCGCCGTTCGGCGGCCTTCTTGTCTTCCTCGCCCGGCTGTGTAGAGTCAGCCTTAGCCATCTCTCCTACTCCTATAGGGGACGTTGGTTAGAAGCGGCGGCGGGCCACTAACCCGCCGCCGTTTCGTTTATTCTACCCCCTCGCCTGCCGGATCACAAGCGTTCACCGCGCGCGGAACCCAGAAGCTGACCACGCGGCTCGAAGGATTGAGCCCAAATCGTCCGCGAGTGTCGGGATGCTCCGCGATCGACTTGTGGTAAGGGACGTGTTCACACGTCTCGCCTGAGTACCGGCCTCGGAGGTACGCATCGGCTCGGTAGACGGCAAGCTGCCCAAAGGCTGAGTTCATCTCAACCGGGCGAGAGCCGACCGGCAAGTGCAGGTGATGAAACCAATCGTGTGACCGTTGGTTCCACCAAGTCCATCGGCAAGCCCAGGCATCGTACCCGGCTGCGTATGGCCCGATGGCAGTGTTCATCTCGCACCACGAGTATGAAGCAAGTCCCCACCAATCTCCGCGAGTCATGTGGGCGATGCTAGTAAGAAGACCATCAACGCTCCACCCTCCCCAACTATCTGAATCCACTACGGCAACGTACTCGACAGGCTCGCCGTGGCGCACCCAGTGCTGGCACTGCTCGCGGTATTCGGCTAAGGCGTGCGTCCGCTCACGCGTCATCGTGTGAGAAAGGTGCGGCCGATGGTTGATGTTCAGAGAAACATCGCGCTGAACGTGATCGCCCCATGCTTTCAAGACTTCCTTCGTCTCATCAGTGCTATCGTTTTCAAAGGCGAAAGCCTTCCACGACTTGAAACACGCCCCGGTCTTTTCGACAAGATCGAGTGTTCGTGGGAGCCAGGGCATCGAGTTGCGGCATATCATGACAATCGCGATGCTCGCCTCTGCCGCCGCTTCTCGCCCGAGCCGCACCGCTTCCGCATAGTCCTCGGCGAACTCAGGATCGGGCGGCAGCAGCACATCGGGCCGATGGGCTTCGACTTCTTCAATCGTGATCTGCACGGTCAGCCCTCCGCACTTCCTGCCACGCCTCGGGCTGCGGCCCGTCGATGTCATCGGCGGTGACCGCCACGCGGTGATGCTCGGTATGCCACTCCGCACTGGGCACATGCGTGCCCTGCTCTGCCCCGATGTTCTGAATCCGCGAGACCGTGGGGAACGCTTCGTATCGCCCGGCCCGTAGGGCGTGGTTCACGATCACATCCCACGAGGTCGAATCGTCACGAATCCACCCGAGGTGCAGTCCGAGCCACCGATCCCGCCAGACGCCCCAGCCCCACGGGGTGAACCAGCGACGCAGCCCGCACTCGCCGAGCCGACCGTTGCTCACCCGCTGGTAGCCCGAGACGTTCATCACGGATGGATCGTCGCGATAGTGATCGCGAGCCCACCGGAACCACCGCAGGCAGTCCCGCGTCGGCACCGTGTCATCCTCGAAGTGAACGTGGAAGTCGCTCTCCATCTGGTTGAACCCGAACGCGAGGGCATTGCGGATCGCCCGGTTGCAACCGACCCGCTCGGGATACGTGCCCGACTCGAAGCCGTACCGAGCCGCGAGAGCGGCTGAGTGAACCGATGCCTCCGACGGGTCGATCAGCACCATCGCCCGGCAGTCGGCGATCCCGTCGCATTCACGCAACGCCGCGAGCGTCTGCTCTAGGTACGCCGGGCGGTTGTATGCCGAGACCGTGATGTTCACGAGTTGCGGAGCTCCTCGGCCAGCATCGCGAACCGCTTGTTGCCGTCGGTGTGCATCTCGGCATTCGCGTCCAAGCTCGCCCCTTCATAGGCATCGAGGTGCCCGGCAGTTCGCAGCGTGTGCAGCGGCGTGCCTTCGATCTCGGCGGTACCCGAGAGTTGATGCGAGTCGAGGGGAAGCGACTCGATGAACCGCACCGTGTCTTGCATCTGCTCGCGAGTCTCGCCGGGCAGCCCGACCGTGAACGTGCCGTGAACGGTCATCCCGATCCGCTTGAGTTCATGCACCACCTCGCGGGCGTACTCCAGATCGAGGTGCTTGTTCACGATCTTGTCGACTACGTACTGGTTGCCGCTCTCGAATCCGAGCTTCACGCCGAAGCAGCCCGACTCCTTCATGAGCGACCACGTTTCCATCTTGCTCGTGTCGGCCCGGCACATCGCCGACCACGGCACGCCAACTCGCCGCATGACCTCGCACATCTTCACGACGTGCGAGTTGCCGAGATTGAACGTGTCATCGTCGAAGTAGATCGACTGATACCCGTAGTCACGCACGAGCCCGGTTAGGTAGGGCTCCATGTACTCGGGCGAGTAGTGCCGAACCTTGCGGACGTTTGTGCCGTCGGGATCGTTCCCCGTCATCGCGGCAGGCCACACGCAGAAGCAGCAGTTTTTGACGAGCACGTCGTTCGCGTAGAAGACTCCCGTATCGGGAACCTCCATGCAGTACGTGTCGTGCAGGCCCGGCAGTTCCTCGACTGCTAGGGTGCGAACGTAAACCTTCCCTGAGACGCGGACGCATTGCATCTCAGGAGAGAGATGCGACGCCTCGATTAGTTGACTGTTTTCTCCGTAGTTCCAAACTACGAACCGATGATCGGGAGTGCAGTCGATGTGCGACCCGTCATCGAAGTGAACCCGCACGAGCTTCTGGTTCTCGCCGGTCTTGGCGATGACTCGGGGCGTCGAGATCTTCGCCCGTTTCGCCTCGCGGTCATACGTGAAGACTCCGACATCGGTGCGGCCCACAAGATCGCGGATCGGCACCATGCCTTCGACCGTGTTCACGAGCGTGTCGCCCGCGAGGCACTTGTACGGACATCCCCGGCTCGACCACACATGAGCGTGTGGGTACTGCTGCCCGATCGGGTTGTAGTCGAAGTAGCGGTGAGCGATCTCCGCATCCATCCACGGCGGCGGTGCTGCGTTCATCTCCGCGAGCGTGAGCAAGTCGAAGTCAATCACGCCGCTCCCCCCCTCGATCACCTTCACCGCGTTCTTTTCGTACTCCCCTCGGAGGCACGCGTGAACCGGCAGCGTCGATAGGATCTCGTCGCTCTTCGTGGTCGTGATCGGCCCGGCGATGACGATCTTCGCCGCGGGCAGCACGTTGTGGATCATCTGCACGAGTTGCGAATCGTGCTGCCAACTCGGTGTTGCCGTCTCGATCACTACGATGTCGAACTTCCCGACCGCGAGGTAGTCGGCGTAGGTCTGGTAGCTCTCTCGCAGGGCGATCGAATCGCGGAACCGAACGTCGGCGGTCGTGTTCGCCGCTGCGTAGGTCGCGGCGTACCCTAGAAAAAATGGGTAGGGCAAATAGCCCCCGAACTTGAACTCGCCCGGCATGGAGTTGGCGGCCATAGTGAACGGCCACCGTGAGCCTGCCCGCACGCCGCAGCGGAGGTACTGCTCGGAGACATCCCACCACGGCGGATTCGAGAACAGAACCTTCACGCTACATCTCCCGCGTCAAAGACCCAGACCGGACGATCGAGCGAGCCGTCGGCCCGCAGTGTCGAGAACACTGCCCGCGTGCGAGTCATCTTCACGCCCTGCATCGCCCACCCGAGGAACGTCTCGGGGTGGAAGATGCCGCCCGCGTCGGTGTACTCATCAAGCCGATCGAGCCGCGTGAAGTACCTTCGCATGGCAGGCAAGTCGCCGAACGCGTAGCGGTCGTTGAGCCCCCACCAGTTGCAGAACGTGGGCACCCAGAACCCGGAGGCGGGCGGCTCGGGCGGCACGGCGAACACGAGATCGGAGCGGCACCGCACGATGCAGTCGGCCTCGATGCCGCTCGCCTCGAAGACTTGCCAGACGCGACGCAGCCCCCAGAGTTGCTTGAGCACCCGCTGTACCCCGTGGCAGCCGCGCCCCATCTGCCACGAATACTCCCGCCGCTCGGGCATCTCGTGCTGCGGCTCGATGACCGTCACCGCCGGGCGAAAGAGAAACGCTTTCTCGGCGTCATCGTCGGCGACGGCGTGAACCACGAACGTCGCGTCGGGGTAGATCTCGCGGATGCCAGCGGCACACTGGTCGGCCGTTCGCATCTGCCCGCTGACGAGCACGACGGTCTTCATGGCAGCCGCATCCAGATACTCGCCCCCTGCCGCACGAACGTGGAGCACCAGAGGCAGAGCCACGCGGGGTCGCGGCCGAGCTCGGCGTGAGCCTGGGCACACTTGAACGCGTGGTACGCGTCATCGAGCATCAGCACCCGCACGCGATCCTTGAGCAGCCGGAAGTCATCCCAGCCCGCGAACTCACACCCGTCGATGAGGGCGGCATCCCATCGCTCGGTAGTGAGCGTCTCCAGATACCCACGCTCACCGGGGCGGTCGGCGGGCATCTCGTTCCACCACTCCCGCACGAGGTGCTCGGGGTACGGCAGATGGTTGTACGGGGATTCCCACACGTCCTCGAACCGCTGCGGCGTCATTGCCGCCCGCGAGACGCTGCGGCGGCAGACGGTCGTGACCCACGGCAGCCCCGCCACGATCCGCTGCAATGCCGCGTGCCGGTGAATGTCAGGCTCCACGCACACGAGCCGGGGCTCGGGCATATCCCGCAGAGCCGACGCGATGACGGCAGTCGAGCCCGTGCCATCCCACGAGCCGATCTCGATGACGCTCTGGATGTTGAGCCGTTGAATCGTGAGCACGATCGCCCGGCCGAACTCGTCATCAAGAGTGATCTCGGGCATCACGAAATCCGCACGGTCGTGCGGCCCTCCGTTCCGTAACTTTTTTCCAGCACGAGCCGCGAGACCTGCGAATCGTCATCCCACGCGACGCCGTTCAGCGAATCGAGTACGCCCTTGGCGCAGTTGTCGAGGTCGGCTCGCGGCAGAACTGGGGCTCCTGCTCGGAGCCCGGTCTTGCGGAGGTGTGACTTGGGGCGAGCGAACACAAAGTCGATCACGACGTTGACCGGCTCGGGGTGCGACTCGCAGCCGGCGGCCTTCGCCGCCTGGGCCACCGCCTGCCGGTACGCGTGAACCGCGTGGGTCTTCGGCACATACGCCCGGCCGAACCCGCCCACGGTCGAGACGCGGGCTCGGGGCTGGGGCACGGGGTCGCCGGGTACGGAGAACGCTATCGCGGTTGGCATGAGGCGAGGTTGCAGGGCGTGTCAAGTTCGCCCGCGACTTCGCGAATCCAATCGAGATACAACGCCACGCGGGTATGCCCGCTCTCCTCACCGACCTGAGACCGAACCGGCGACTTGCCGACCTTCGCCGTGTAGGAGTTCACACCCACCAGCACGGTGCGACCATCCGACGCCCGTGCCCAGAGCGGCCCGCCGGAGTCACCGGGGGCGATACAGAACGGCAGCGGGCTGCCGCCTCGCTGGATCTTGCACACCCATACGCTCTTTTCGATCGCGGTCAGTCGCATCGTGCCCGCTCGGATCTCGTTGTCGCCTGTCGCGAAGCCCGCCGAGAGCCTCCCCGTCACGCCGTAGCCCGCTGCGGTGCAGACTTCACCGAGCCGCTCGCTGCCGTCACTCAGCGGCGGATACCACGCAAGCTCGAACGGCCGGGCCACATGCACGAGGGCGATGTCGTGCTCGGCAAACTCACCCGCGTATTCGCGGTAGGCGAACGTCTGGTCGATCCGGTGATGCCCGGCCGCAGTCCACACGCCGCACTCGGTCATATCCTTGATCACATGGGCGGCGGTCAGAGCCCAGTGAGGCGAGATCAGCGTGCAAGTGCCGACCTGGGGATTGCCGTCGGTGTTCGTGCCCACGAGGCGACACGTATACGCGGCGAACGTCTCGCCGTACTGACGGTAGCGGGCGTCGGGGATACCGTCCTCGATGGTGCCAGCGGCAACCACCGCACACCACGCGGCGAATACCAGCCACAATCCCCGCATATCGCCATCGTGCCACGCTGGGCAACGATGCGGTCAGTTCTTCGCCGCGAGGTAGAGCCCGATGTTCGCGAAACTGTACCCCAGATATGCGGTTGCGAGGTCATACCTCCCACTCATCGCAAGGTCGATCGCGACCCACGCGTAGATCAGACCGGTGAGTGCGATCAGCGGTGCAGCCATCAGCCGGCGTAGACCTCACCAAACTCCCGCAGCACACGCTCGGCGGTCTCTTGAGGAGTCTCGACGCGCAGCTTCGCGAGCTTCTTCCGCCAGATTTCTTCCTTTAGCCGCTCGATCTCGTCTGGCGTGGGGTCACGCCAAGTGATCTCGGTGCCATCGTCGACCGACCGCTGCTTCTTGCGCGGCCCTTTGCGGCGACCGAGCCCGTGCCGGGCGGCAAGTTTGTAGAGCATGGGCAGCGAGCATCCCAGTTGCTCCGCAACTTCATCCGTTCGCAGAGTCCTGTCTTCCCACAACGCGATCAATCGGGCGAGATCCATCTCTGCCTCCTCTCGTGATGAGCCGGGGGCCGGCTGGCGGGAACTGCCCCGCCAGCCGCCGCCGGCAAGAGTCACTCAGCCATCGGCATGATGATCGTGCGGCAATGGTCGCCGCACCGGAGCACGACCGCCGACTGCGGATCGACCGCTTCGAGCCGCACCGTCTCTGCGAGATCGAACGAGCCGCACGCCAGCCACTGCGACGCGAATCGCGGATCGATCCTGACCGTCACCGGCTGCCCCGCCGTCACGAGATCGCAGTGAACCTGCGCCTGCCCGGTCTCGGCAGCCTGGGCCGCGAGGTCGATGCCGTCAGGCGTCACCGTCAACGTGACGCTCTTGCTGCTCTCGCTCGTGCAGATTTCCGCCATGCGGATCGCATGGAGGAGATCGCCGATCACCGCCGTGCTCGCGGGCACGTCGTGCTTCTGGTCAACGTCACGCCACCGAGGGAACCGGCCCTCAGTCAGCCGAGCGTGGAGAGTCGTGCCCGTCACGCCCGTCTCCTCGTCATACGTGCCGACGATCGCAACGAACTCGGTGTCGGTCGCGAGCATCTGCACCGCCTCGCCCCCGCCCGCGAGCCGCACCAAGGCGGCGATCGCCCGCGAAGGCACCAGCGTCTGCGAGTTGTCGAGATCCTGACTCGCGACCTCGGCAGCCGCCACGCTCATTCGCCGCCCGTCGGTCGCGATGAACGAGATCAACCCGGTCTCGGAATCCGCCTTGCCCCGCTCAAACTCCACGCACACCGCCCCGAGGGCGTAGCGGCTGCTCTCGGTGTCGGTCGAGAACCGCACCGCGTTCACGAGGCTCACCAACTGATCCGCCGGCAGCCGGCCGATGCTCGTGCCGCCCGTGGCGGTCGCGGGGGGGAACTCGGCGGCATCCTCGACGGGAATCGTCCACTCGCCCCCGCGAGCCTCGATCTTGCACTTCGTCCCGTCGGCGGTGATGTGAACCGCATCGGTCGGGTGCAAGGTCGAGACGATCGCCTTCAGCCGGGCGAACGGCAGGAGCATCGCCGGGCCGGTCGCCTCGGGCAGCGGCACTGAAATCCGCAGTTCGAGGTCGGTGCCCGTCAGGTGCCCGTCGGCGAGCAGTACGTTCTGGAGCACCGGCTTCGGGCTGCGGCTGGGCACCGCCGGCTCGACTTCACGAATCGCTCGGGCGAGCGTCGCGGCGTTGAGGCTTATGCCACCAGTTCGGCTCTTGCGAGACTTTGCGGGCTTTGTTGCGGTCGCGGTCATTTGTCAAATCCTTTCGACGTAGGGAAGCCCCCGAGAGAAGCCCGAGGGCGAAGGTCAATCCGTTCACCAGCACTCCCACGCAGATCAGCGTGAGTTGTTCGATGGTCATGCGGCACCGCCTTTCGTGTTCATGTTCTCAACCTTGGCAATCCGCTCACCGATCCACCGCATGACGGGAACCGCCATCGAGTTGCCTAACGCCCGGTATCGCGGCCCGTCCGCGGCGGGCTTCTTCCGATACTCGACCATCGTGTAATCGTCGGGGAAGCCTTGGAGTCGCTCGCGCTCGCGGGGCGTGAGGCGGCGGACGGCCATTGCCTGCTGAATACCGCAGTAGCCTTGACCGGGCTTTCCGCCACCGCTTACCAGCGCGTGGGGCGGGTCAACGTAAGCGACCTCGCCACGCTGGTTCTCGCGGAACGCCACCACCGTCGTAGCCCGCGTGTCACCCTGGTCGAAGCAGCTCATCGTCGGACTGACCTCACCCGGCACCCATGTCTCGTCGTCGGTGGTGCTTTGGGCTCGCTTGGATTTGGTAAAGGCCACTGCCAACTGCCCGCCCCCGTTGGCATGGCTCCCGCTATGGCCCATAGTCCGCATCGTCGGGGCGACATCTTGCGACGCATCGCTTCCGCAATCTTTTGCGGTGAAGGCAACGGTCACCGCTGGCGGATTTCCGCCCCCGTCACTGCCAATCTTTAGCGGGGGCGAGAGGCCCGCAGGCGGGATGTTGTCGCATCGGCTTTCGTTGGAGTAGATGGCGTGCGGCTCTGCGACGAGGTTGTAGCACTCATCCCCGGCTGGGCCTCCGGTTCCCTTGGCCCATTTGCTGCTGACATTTCCAGCGATGCCTTCAGGGCTGGAGGTAATGCCTTGCCCCTTCGCTCCGCGCGTCGGAGGATTCCCGAACACGCTTTCGCGCTCAAATAGTACCGCTGCGGCACGTCGCCAGTCTCCAAGGTGGCCGACAACGAACACACGACGGCGACGCTGGGCGACTCCAAACCATTGAGCGTCAAGAATTCTGTAGGCGAACCCATACCCGAGTTGGCCCAACGCCCCGAGGAAGGTTCCAAAATCCCGTCCTTTGCCGCTACTGAGGACGCCCGGCACGTTTTCCCAAACGATCCATTTGGGCTGCATGACCGCAGCAAGCTGGACGAATCGGAGGGCCAGGTTGCCACGCGGATCAGCCAATCCGCCTCGAAGTCCTGCGACCGAGAATGATTGGCATGGGGTGCCTCCGACCAGAAGTTCAACTGGCGCATCTAGCATTTCCTCCGTGATAGCCGTCATGTCCCCGAGGTTGCGGAATCCGTAGTGGTGTTCAACCACCGCAGCCGGAAACGGTTCAATCTCGCTCGTCCACTGGCACTGCCAGCCGAGGGTTTGCCAAGCAACGTGAGCCGCACCGATGCCGTCACAAACGCTGGCATACCTCATGCGGCACCGCCTTTCTGGGCGAGCAGTGCCTGGAGGTACTTCGCCATCCGGCGGTTCTCTTCTTCGAGCCGCTCGCACTTCGCCTCGAAGTGCTCGGCCCTCATCGCACACCGCGAGGCTCGGGCCGCGAGCCGTCGGATGTGGTGGTGGGCGAGCTCCAAGGTTCGGCGGGCACCGTCGGAAAGATCGTCATCCCACGAGTGAGCCTCGCAGAGATTGGCAACCACCGAGGAGGCAAGGGGGCGGCGTTTCATGCGTCACCTCCGATCGGCACGATGCTGTTCGCACGACCAGGGGCACGCGTCACATATCCCCGCTTTTCGAGAGCGGCGAGGTGGCAGTAGGCGGCTGTCGGCGACGCCCACCCAAACGCTTCGCCGATCTCGCGAACGCCGATGCCGTAGCCTCGCTCCGCGTAGGTATTCGAGATCCAGCGGTAGACCGCTTTCTGCCGCTTTGTCAGCGGCGGACGTTCCATCGTCTTCATGTCACCTCCTTGCGAAGAACTCGAACGGGCTCGATGTCGCCCGACTTTGTGATGCGGCCGAACTGGGTCTCTTGCCCCAGCAATCGCGACCGTGCGTAACTCAAAACCTTGAGGGCAGACAGCGAGTGCATCTGCGGAAGTTTGTGGAGCACCTTCGCCTCGACATCGCCGAAGTCGCCGGGCTCGCACCCGTCGATCCACGCGACGAAATCCGCCGACAGCTTGCGGTCGAGATCGTCATCAATGCTGATCTGGAGCTTCGGGTCTGTCGGCTTGGTCGCTTTCAACGCGTGACGCTTCGCCGAAGCCAGTTCCCGATACTCATCGAGCAGCCACTTGAGATGCACGAACGGGGTGTCGTGCTTCCGCTTGGCGTTGCGGATCGCGTCATAGAGCGTCGGCTGATCGAGCGGGGAGAGATCCTCCCGCACGAGCTTCGCCTCTTCGACGCTCCACTCGTGGCTGGGCCAGAGTTGGTTGATCGCGGTCTTGTTCTCATCCCACGTTCTCACAGGTTGCCTCCTGTCCGTTGCTTGGCCCGCCGTCCATCCTGCCGCTGCCTGTCAAACTCGCCCGCGAGGATGCGATCCACGAACTCGAAGAACTTGGTCACAGCCAGCGGCGTCTCGAAGAACTCGCACCCCGGCAGACGCTCCAGGGCTGCGTATGCCCGCTGCTGCCAGCCGGGCGACGCGGCATAGTCCACAAACGCCGACGGGGCTATGAGGGGCTCCCAGCGGGCTGCACGGCCCGTCTGGTTCCAGACCGCGACGAACCGCTCCCACTCGTCGGCTGCCCAGCCAGGGTTCCGAAAATCGTCGCCGCAGGCGGTGTGTGTGTGTGTGTTTTCTTCTGGGGATGGAGATGGGGATGGGGATGGGGATGGGGATGGAGGCGATGTTTTTGCGATGCCGTTTGCGATCGCCTTGCGATCGCTTTGCGATCCGTTTGCGATCGCCTTGCGATCGCCCCACCGCTTTTCGTTGCCAATCCTGCCAGCCTCTGACCGGGCTGCCTGGAGTTCCGCCGCCCGAAGCCGGTGCTCCTCCATCCGGTGGTTTCGCCGCAGCCCGTCCCCTCCGAGGGGGAACTTCTCGACAAGCAGATCCCAGACCCGGCCGACGCCTGGGGAGACGAGCTCCAAGCGGCTGAGATCCGACGGCAGGCTCCCAGCATCCCACTGGATGATGAGGAGCCGCATGTAGTGCCCGACCTCTTCCGCCGTCCACATGGCGGTGCTCGCGTAGAAGTCGCGACCGAAGAACGGGATGTAGTGGTCAACCGTCGCCCGTGCCATCCGTTGGCTCCTGTTCGTATTCATTCCTGACGATCAACCCCGCAACGCCCACTTCACCGCCCGCCGTCCGCTAGCGGTCTTCCCTTCGCCCGCCTGCACGATCATTCCTTTCTCCACAAGCTCGCCCCGCCTGGGCCGCTGGGTGCTCGGCGACATCGGGATACCGAGTTGCATCTGCTCATCGGTCGCCCCTTCGGGGTGATCGGCGAGGTAGTCGAGTACCTTCCTGTGGCACGCGTTGATGGTGGTCGGCGTGAGCGACTCGGCAGCGGCCCGGCTGGTGCGGCTGTGCCGCTGGAAAAGCGGCATATCGGCGAGCGTCTTCATCGGGTCTCCTCCGAGAGCAGCCTCTTGTCTAGGTGTTCGTTGACATCGCGAAGGCACCGGCAGAGTGAGAGCAGTCGCCGGTTCTCTTCGCGGAGCCGTTCGTTCTCGGCCTCCAGCGACTCGGCGAGTTGCCGCAGATCGCGGGAGGGACGGGGCCGGAAAAGCGAGAGGAGCCAGTTCATGCCACGGCCTCCGCGTCGAAGAGTCGCCGTTGCGCCCGCTCCTGCCGTTTCCGCTCTTGCTCTTGCCGCTTGGCTTCCGCACGGCGAGCATCACGCAGCCGGATGTACGTTCCGTAGGCTTCCGACTTTGGCTGCGTCTGCCCGAGCCCCTTGCACCAGTAGTCGTTCCGCAGGAGCACCTTGCACATCCGCCGCCAAGACGGTGCCCAGCACTTCGACTCCAACTCGGGCGGTGCTTCTTCGGGGATGCCCGTGTAGCCCCGCTGGTGCCAGCCCCAGATGAACTTCTTGAACCGGGCCGCGTAGTGGTCGCGAGTCTTCTTCGGCATGGTCTGCAACAAGAGGTTGCAGAACGACTTCCACGTATGCCCCTCGGGCTTCGTGATCTTGTGGTAGCCGTTGATGTTGCCTTTCTCTTCGATGTAGAGCGATCCGCTGTTCGCGCCGTTGACGCGGGCCACGAGCTTGAACCACGTCTGAGGCTCAAGAATGTGATACAGCCAGAGCCCGCGTCGCTGGTCATCGCCGAACGGCTGGCAGAGCCGTTGCTGCGAGAGCTTCACGCCCGCTTGATTCATGCGGTCGTAAATGTTGTTGTGCGGCTTGTCGGGATGCTTGGCGTGATACCGCCAAATATCCTCGGTCAGCCAATCGTAGATCGGGTAGACGTTGAACACGCGATCCACGATGTTCGTTGTCCACCGCCGCCCGCCGAACGTCTTGCCTCGCTTCTCCCAGGTCGCAATCGCACAGTAGCGGTGCAGGCTTTCTTGCGCCCGAATGCCGATAAACCCGGCAGTGAGCTCGCCTTGCCCGTACCACTCGCCGAATAGAACGATAAACTCCTCGAACTCCATGCCAGCCACGGCAAACGGGTAGTCGCGTTCTGTCCTGCAAGCCATCGGCTTGTCGCGAACCCATGCCTCCCGCTTCGTCTCATCCCAGCACGTCCACCTGGGCTCGTAGTTCGTCACCGCGTTACGAAGCAGCATCGGCATACAGATCCAATGCGGGTCGATGTTGTCGCGGTAGAGGTGGAACATCTCATCTATGTGGGCAATCGTGTCGGCGTACTGAGCCTCGAAGTCGATGAACATCACCGCGACCTTGCGACCCCGCTTGATGGCCTCCTCCATCACGAGGTGCATCATCACGCTCGAATCCTTGCCGCCGCTGAACGCGACGTAGATTCGAGGGAAGTTGTCGAAGGTCTCGGCGATGCGTCGCCTTGCGGCCGTCAGCACGTCGATGTCGCTGAATCTCTTGACGCCCATTAGTAAATCTCCATCTCGCGGTCGGGAGCGGCGGTGCTCATGTCCACCGGCTTGCGACCATTTGCTTTTAGCCACTTGTTCAGAGCCGCCAGGGCCGCAGCATTCGCTGCTTCTTGCTGGTCGCTGGTCAGCAGGTAGAAGCCGCCGCGATAGGTCGCAGGGATGCCGATGGCGTAGCACGCCGCCGCTTGCCCCAGCCATGCAATGCGGTTCATGGCAGCGTTGGTCAGGTAGTGCTCACACGAGTTCTTCCACTTCGTGATGACGCCTCGCAACGCTTTCTTGAACGCAGGGATGTCGGCCAGGAGATCCCGCATTGCGGCTTCGCATTCCGCTTTGTTCATGCCTTCCTTGGTGGTGGCGTAGAACCCTGCCTTGTGGCACTCCCACTTGTCGTAGGTATGGAAGATGCGACCTTCGTCGGACGTGTTGACAGTGCGAAAGCCAGCGGTCTCGTCTTCCCCGTAGCTCTGAACATCGTCGGTCAGTTCGGCGAAGTCGGCCTCAGTGACCGAGCCTTCAACGTCCCACGATTTTGAGAACTCTTGATCGGTGAATAGTTCCGCTAGTCCGCTGATCTGGCAGAGCCGCAGGATCTCGTCTTGATCCATGCCGAGCTCGCGGCCGATCTTTTCGTCTGCCCAGTTGCGACGCTTCAGCTCGATCACGATGTCGCTCATCGCCGACACCGCGTGCTTGCCGCGAGCCCGGTTGTGCCGGATCGTCGAAGCGATGCGGTCGCCGCGATCCTGTCGCTCGGTGTTGATGATCGTGAGGGGAAGGTAGCCGCGAATCCGCTGCCGAACCTCCATGCACTCGCGGCCTACGCGGTTGCGGTGGAATCCGTCTACGACTTCGTGGACGTATTCACGCTTCCACGAGACGATCGGCTGCGTGTATCCGTCTTCGAGGATGGACAACTTGAGCAGTTCCATCTCTGGCGGCGCGACGCTGTTCGGGTTGTAGTCGTTCGCCTGGATGTTCTCAGTGTGAATCCACTGAATGCAGTCCACAGGCTCCCGCTTGAACGGGCCTGCGTCGTGCATCATCCGCCGAGCGGCATTGAGTTCCTCGACTTGCTGGGCAAGTGGCAGTCGCTCTAACTGCTTGCACCAATCGGCAATGAAATCAAGCATCATGGGTTTGCTCCTTCAATCCCCTCTCCACCGCTTCGGCGGCACGTATCGCTCGGTCTCTGGGTTCTCTGCCCGCCACGCGGCGAACTTGATCGCCGCGAGCTCCCGCAACGCGTCGGCCACCTCGGGCACAAGTGCTGCGTAGTCGCAATCGCCTCGCTGCCGCTTCTCGGCTTCGATCGCCACGAGACGATCGGCCAGAGCCTTGAGCCGAACGATGGGCCTCGTGCCTAGGTAGGCGTCGCTCATGCAGGCACCGCCTTCGACGCGTCTGCCATGTCGCGGCAGTCCTGGGCACGATCCCGCAGGCCGCACGCGATGCTGTCGATGCTGATGGATGCCATGCTCCACGCAGATGACTCGCTATCGCTCCACTCGGCACCGTGGTGCGTCATATGCCCGCCGGGCATCTCCACCCACCACTGCCCGGCGATCGCTCGCAGGGTGCCGCTCTGGATCGTGATGCTCACGTACTTCGGGTGTGCCGAACCGACTTGCAAAATCGCTCGATAGACCGTCTTCATGCTTCGTCCCTCGGGGTGTATTGGCGGCGTAACGTGCCGCATCCGGTCGAGTCACTCGCGAGCAAGGGAGGTATGAGCCTCGACTGCACCGATACATCGCCTCTGCGTGCGTGGCGGCGGATGTGGCTTGGCAGCCACCAGGGCAACCGCGTGCCGCTGTACTGCTAGAACGGGATGTCATCGCCCGGCAGTCGCTCGACCACCGGCTTCGGGTTGGGCTTGATCGCGGGCGGCTTCGCGGCGACCGTCGCGGGCACGTACCGCTTCACGACCGCACTCGTCTTGCCAGCCTTCGATGTGTAGTGGCTGATCTCCACCACGAGCGTCTGCCCCTCGATGTCGCTCGGCGTCAGCGAGAGGCGACCATCGACCGGCTTGATGCCTAGAGCGTCCGCGAGGTTCGCGGCCCGCCACGCCAAGTGATGCGGAATGTCATCGAAGACGAACCGATAGTCGCCCTCGACCGTCGCGAGCCGCAGCTTGAGGCAGTTCCCGTGCGGGTTCGTCTCGTGACGCTTGTACTCGTTCGTGCCTTCCTCGCACAGCTTCACGAACATCTCGTGCCGCCCAGGCGGCACAATCGCCCGCTCATGCGTCACGGTCTCGGTCGGCTGATCTTCAATCACGAAATCCATCTCGTCGTTCCTTTCCGTAGGGGTGTCGATTCCGTTCCGTTCACTCAGTCGCAGCGGGCTCGCCCGCCGTGGTCTCGATCGCGGCCAGCCGCTGGTTGATCGCGTCGGTGAGACGCGACCACTCATCGCTGGTCAGTTGCCCGGCGACCACGTACCCGTCGATCGCTCGGGTCGCCTTCGTCAGATCCGCCTCGGTGCTCGCCTTGGCGATGTAGTCGCCCGCCTGGAGGTACTTCTCGCTGGGCGGCGTCACGGTCGGCGTGCCGCCCGCGAGCCACTCGGCGAAAGCCTTGCCGGTCTCGACGCCGATCGGCTTGGGATCGCCGCCGAAGATGCCGGTGCGATCCTTGCTCGCGACCGCGAAGTGCCCGTCATGAACGATGTCCAGAACGGTCGTGAACTCATACTCGGCACCGTCGCGGCTTTCGAGCTTCATGCCGAGCTTGACCACCTTCTTCCGCCCGTGGTCATCGACCTGCGCCGTCTCGGTTTTCGCCCGACCTGTCGCGATGATGTGGGCCGAACTGCGGAGCATCCGGTCGATGAACGCTCGGTGACGCGGGGTGAGCTCGCTCCAGGCACTCCATGTGTTGCCCTTGAACTTCGCCCTCGCGATCTCATCCACGAGTTCCAAGCAGCCCCCCTTCCCGTTCCACTCGTGACTGATCGAGTCGATCACGATGCAGTCGGCACCGGCCGCTTCGGCCGCGTCGATCGCCTCGATGTACGCCTCGGGCGTAAACGGCGGGGCGACATCGATCACATCGAAGTCGTGCAGCCGGTCGTAGAGATCGCTCGAACCCTGCTCGGTGTCGATGACGATCGTCCGCTGGGAGCCGAGCCCCTTCGCCACGAGCAAGGCTCCGAACGTCTTGCCCGCACCACTCGGGCCGGTGAGCAAGAGCCGCAGTTTCGTAGCCGAGCGGCGGGCTTTTCTGATCTGAACCATCTGTCGAGTTCCTTTCGTTTCTGTCGTTCCGCTGATGAAAAGCCGCATCCCCGTCCCTAGGTCAGCGGCCCGATCCCTTCCTGGGCGTCGCCGGTTCCACCGGCTCTCCTGTGTTCAGTTCGTGAGCGGCTCAAGCTCTTCGAGGTACATCAAGAGCCGCCCCTCTGCGGTATCCACGAGGTAGGCGTCGCCCTCGGGAGCGGCGACAACGCCCGGCTGGTAGCCACCGCCGAATGCCTTCGGGCACATCACGCGGTCGCCGGGCTTCGGGCGGTAGCGAGTGCCATAGAAATCAGCGATAGCGGCTTCGGCAGCGGCGGCTTCGCGGTGGTGAGCGTCCATGCTTTCGACTCCCTTCAAGGTGCTGTACTGGTCATCTGTCCATCGGTGAGGGGGCGTATCCTACCCCCCTCGTTTGCTCGGTCAAGCGACTTTTTCTCTCGTCGTTTCGCTCTAGGAAATGAGGCGTTTTCGTTCGTGCCGTATGGTCTATCGGCAGTTAGGCTATTGGCTATCGGTAGTTTCGTCAACCAGAAATCCCGGCAGCGAGAATCCGAAGCAAAACGATCGCGAGCTCGATCCAGATTTCAGCGTTCATGGTGCCCTCCTTGGCGTGTGAACTACGTCGCGAGCCCGAGGTCGGCGAGCGTCACCACTGCCGGGCTGCATTGCAGGGGAGACACGATCCATGTGTACGGTCTGCCGCTTTGGTGGCGGCTCGGCGGCAGCACGCTCTGTGCAGGCTTGCCACCGATGCGGATCTCGGCACCGCCTACCTTGCGCCAGCCCATCGCTGGCAGCGGGTCGGCAAGGCGGAAGAGTCGATGCTCGCCCCGGCCGCTCGCCCAGGTCGGCGTCTCGATGTCGAGCAGACCGCGAGCAGCGAGCACGGCCCGCCCATCGGCATCGTCATACTCAACGTCGATCAGATTGCCGTGCCCGAGCAAGATGCCGAGGTTGTAGCCCTGGTCGAGCCAGCCGTCGATGACATCGGCGACGCTGGTCGCGAGGGTCTGCCACGCGTTGCCGAGCGGTCGCTTGTCGCCGGGGGCGACGCGAACGCAGGCGGCACCGTATTCGAGGAGGGCGGAGAGTTCGGGGGTCATGGTTGGTTCTTTGGGGCTGAAGGTGTGAAGCGTTGCGCGGCGGGCAGTACGCCCGGCGGCTGCACTATGCTCGATGGCTGAGTGTGATTGACATGAACTCGCAAGCACGCCAGAAAGCACGAACGACTGTGGAAATCGTAAAGCACTCGGCCGCAAGAACGGCATCTCGGAATCACTAGAGTCGGCATTGCACTCATGTTGCCGACTTCCTCCAGATGACAGTTCCTCGCACGACTCGATAGCACAGAAACCAGTCATGCACCGTCCAGTCGCATCGGCCGTTTCGCACTTGCCTAATGCCGCCCGCTATAGGTTTGCCGCAAGCACACAAGCGTGGCGTGGCGGCTGCACTATCAACCTGTGGCTTCTGTGAATCAGTGGCGTGCATCGTTCGTTCCTCGTTGGTTGAAGTTGAAAGTGCCACCCGTTTCGCGGCTGTCGGCGGGCCGGGTGGCCCCACCCTTGTGCGGTTAGGGGCAGTGAGAAGGTGAGCACTTTCGGATCAGCGATCCGATGCGGTTGTTGTGACGCTGGATAGCGTCGGCCTGCCCCTCGTTGCCCCTGTCACGCTCGGTGCGGGTGTAGCTTGCCAACAGTCGCGATGCCGTCCGCAGTTCGTGCAAGAGTTCGGCAACGGATCTCTCGGCAATCGTTCGTCCATCGCTCATCGTCTCGTCTCCTCTCGTGGGGTGGTGGGTCAGTTGTCGATGCCGTGGCGGCAGAGGTGCTGCTCGGGGCAGTCGGTGGTCTCGCAGTCAAGCTCATTCGCCATTCGCATGAGGTGAGTGGCCTGTTCTCGGAGTTGCCGCGACAACTCAACCTTGGCGTCCCGCTCGGTGGCAAAAAGTTTGTCGTGCTTGACCCAGGCACCGTTTCGGCGATCCCACCGGACGTAGCAGTCACTGCCGTCGCGGGCTGCAACGTAGGGGCGTCCGTCGCCAGTGCAAACATCTTTCACAGTTTTGGCGATGACGTAGTTGTTGTAGACGATCCAAACTTGCTGCATCGGCTTGAGGTCTTCGGCGTTCATCGTTCGTTCCCTTTCGTCTCGTGGTGTCGTGCCCGCTGGCCCAGGTGCCAGCGGGCGGTAGTTCGTCAGGCGGCGACCAAGATCGACTCGCCAGCATTGTCGGCGTACTGCAACTTGGCAGCCTTCACGCCACGCAAGTCAGACTTGCGGAGGATGCGGTAGACCCGCTCATCACGCTCGTAGTCGGCGAGGCTCGCCCAATCGGCCCAGTAGGTTTCGCAAGCCGCGAGGCAGGCAGCCCGAGCGTCATCGGAGATGCGGCGATTGTTGAAGATGTAGGAAGCACCGCCGAGCTTCATGATCTCGCCGTCTTCAGCAACCACGAGCGTGGGGTCGTAGTGGTAGGAGTCGGTCATCCCGTCGAAGTGACCGAGGGCGTACTTGCCCGTCACGGCAGCGACCTGCTCATCGGTCGGGCCATCCGTCCAGCCGATGTCGATGCTGGAGCCGCGACCGGCGTCGGATCGCACCGAGAACTTGATGCCGGGGAACTTGACCTTGAGCTCGCTGCGAATCGCCTTGGCGGCACTCTTCGGGTTTTCGTGAATCGTCTTCATGGCTTCGGTCTCCCTTGCGTTTGTCCCGCGAGTCTCATTCGCTCGCGTCTGGGGGTACTATAGGCTATCGGTAGTTGGGCGTCAAGGGCATGAGGAAAGATTTTTTTGGGGCGTTTTCCCCCGCGAAAAACGCTACTTTCGCCGCTTGGCGGCTTTTTTCCGCCGGGCGGCTGGCCGCTTGGCGAGGTGCTTCTTGCCCGTCGCCCTGGTCGTGAGGCTGTCGCGGATCTCGGTGGCCGAGCGTTTCTCGACCAGCCGCAGCCGTAGGCCGAGCATCCGGCTCGCGAGCTTCTTCTCGCGGCAGAGATGCCGCACCCAGCCGTCGGTGCAGCCGATGTACTCGACCGCCTCCGCAACCGTGAGGTAATCCACGCCGTCGATGTTGTAAGCCATGCTGACCATGCCTCGAATACTACCGCTAGCCTATAGACGCGTCAAATAATCGAAGCCTTTTGCCCCGCGAAAACGCATCTTTTGCCGATCTCGGATGCCGCCGCGTAAGATGCACTACTGAACAGAACGCGAGTGGAGACGATGGGGGTTCACATATGTACAGGTGTGATACCGTCTT